AAGAAGACGCTGAGGAAAGAATGGACGCAGACGAAGAAGAAATGGACGCAGAAGAAAGAATGGACGCTGACGAAATGGAAAAAGACGCTGAAGAAATTGCTATGGACAAAGACGAACTTCACTCTATGGACAAAGACGAAACAGAAGACGCTGAAGAAATGGAAATGGACAAAGACGAAACTGAAGACGCAGAAGAAATGAAAATGGACGCTGATGAAACAGAAGACGCTGAAGAAATTGCTATGGACAAAGACGAAACTGAAGACGCTGAGGAAATGGAAGATAAAGAAGAAGACGAACTTGACTTAGAATCAGTATTAGCTGAGTTAGAAGCTGACTTAAACAAAGATGAAGAAGATGAACTTGACGAATCTGAAGACAAAGAGGAAGAAGAAAAAGTTGACGAAAATGATGTATCATCTCAAATTGGTTCAGCAGACAACAAAGTAAATCCAGAAGCAGGCGACACTTCAAAAGTAGGACAAGGACCAGAATCAGAAGGTTCTGACAAAGAATCTGGTAAAGAACTTGGCGACCACGAAGTTGTTAAGGAAGCAGAGGACAAAGAAGAATCAGAAGACGCTGAAGAAGGCGACTTAGATTTAGATGAAGTTCTTAGAGCACTTACAGAAGAAGAAGACGCTGAAGAAGAAGCAGACAAAGTGGATGAACTTAAGAAAGAAATCAAAGAAACTCGTAATGTTGTAAAATTCATGCGAGCAAAATTAAACGAAGTTAATTTATTGAACGCAAAACTATTGTTTTCTAACAAACTATTTAGAGCATTTGGATTGAGTAATCAACAAAAATTAAAAGTTGTTGAGAACTTTGACAGAACTACAAACTTGAGAGAGGTTAAATTGGTTTACGCTACATTAGCAGAATCATTTAAAAGACCTTCTAACCTAAGTGAGTCAGTTAAAAAAGGTTCAAGCTCAAAACCAGTAGCTTCTACAAAAACAGCAAAAGCTGAAGTATTGTCAGAAGGCGCAGAGTTAAAAGCAAGATTCAAAAAATTAGCAAACATACTTTAAGGAGTAGACTAAAATGAGTAAATTAAATTCAATAGAGTCATTAATGGACGGATACAATCCACAAAGACAACTATTAGAACAAACTCGTCAGTTAGTTAAGAAATGGGAACCAACAGGTCTTTTAGAAGGTTTAGAAGACGAAACTAAAACTCACGGAATGGCAGTATTGCTTGAAAACCAAGCAGGTCAGCTAATCCAAGAAGCTTCAGTTACTGGTGGACAAAACGCAGAAGAATGGAGTGGAGTAGCACTTCCATTAGTAAGAAGAATTTTTGGTGAATTAGCAGCACAAGAATTTGTGTCAGTTCAACCAATGAACTTACCTTCTGGTCTTATTTTCTATCTTGACTTCAAATATGGAACAACCCAAACAGGTAACCATACAAAAGGCGCAGATGTATATGGTAATACATCAGGTTCAAATGTTGACGCAAGTGGTGGTTTATACGGTGCCGGTAAATTCGGATATTCTATAAATGACGCTACAACAGGCGATACAATGCGTATTCACGCATCTACGACAGACGCAACTAACTTTACAACAAGTTCAGTAAGTTTTTCAGATGTTGACTACGAACCAGACCTATCAGCTTCAGTTGCATTAGGAAGTGAAGTGGATAATGGATTGGTTAAAATTACAACTGGTATTGAAGCATACACAAACCCAGATAAAGACGGAATTAGAGCATTCTCTATTTCAGGTTCTGGATTTGATGAATTCTTCCCAGCTTACACAAAGATAAATGACGCAGAAACTGAAATTTCATTTATCGTTAAAAAATCAGTAGCTACCGCACCATTAAGTGCTTCAGTAGCTTACCACAAACAACCGGTAACAGATTACAGTAGAACTGATTTTGAAGCAACAAACACTCAAATTGACGCAAACCCTGAAACTGATATTGATATACCAGAATTAGACATTGCGTTAAAGAGCATTCCAATCATTGCGAAAACTCGTAAGTTAAAAGCAGTCTGGACACCAGAACTTGCACAAGACTTAAACGCTTACCACTCAGTAGACGCAGAAGCAGAATTAACATCTCTACTTTCTGAATACATTTCAATGGAAATTGATTTAGAAATTCTTGATATGTTGATGGCTAACGCTTCAGCTAAAAATGAGTTCTGGTCAGCAAGAGTTGGATATGAATATGATTCAGCAAATTCAACATTTGTAGAATCAAGTGGTGCTTCAAATGCATACACTAAAGGTGATTGGTTCCAAACACTTGGTAACAAGATACAATCAGTATCTAATGCTATTCATCAGAAAACACTAAGAGGTGGAGCAAACTTCATAGTTGTAAGTCCTGAGACTGCAACAATCTTAGAGTCAATTCCTGGATACGCAACAAGTGCAGATGGCGACGCTAACACAAATCAATTCGCTATGGGTGTCCAAAAAGTAGGGGCAATTAACAACAGATACACTGTTTACAAAAACCCTTATATGTTAGAAAACTCAATCCTTGTAGGATTTAGAGGTGCTAACTTCCTTGAAACAGGTGCGGTTTACGCTCCATATGTTCCAATGATTATGACACCATTAGTATACGACCCTAAAAACTTCACGCCAAGAAAAGGTGTGATGACAAGATACGCTAAGAAGATGGTTCGTCCAGAATTCTATGGTAAAGTCGTAGTTGCAGATGTTAACTATGTATAATAGTTAGTATTTCAACACATACTAATAGCTGAATAAGCATACGAAAAACCCCTATTAACTTAGGGGTTTTTTGTTTATTTGATATTTATATACGAAGATTAATTTCCACCCCCAAAAACTTCCGGCCCTGGCGACGGATGTCGTGGGTATTTGGCTAAACCAAATGTATTTGGGGTTTTGTAATCTAACAATTAATCTATTTGGGACAGGAAATCCCCAAATAAATGGAGAAAAAAAATGGCAACTAAATCAAATTCAAGTTTGAAAAGTGAATTAAGACAAAGTCACGCAAATTATTTTGATAATTTAGCAGACTCAGTAGGTTTATATGCAGAAGGACAATCAGGTGGTGAGGAAATAAACCTTTCAGCAGATACAACTTTAGCAGTAAACACTCACTCAGTTCAAGTTGGTAAGTTCGTTACTATTTCAGCAGACGCTAAAACATTAACATTACCAGCAGTTGTAGTTGGTGCTTCTTTCATTATCGTTAACACAGCAAATGACGGTGAATCACTATTAACAATATCACCTAATTCAAGTGATAAGTTCTTAGTAGATATCGCAGGTGCTGCAGGAACAAATAATAAAGACATCATACTTGCAAAAGCTACACAAAGTAAATACGACTATGTTCACTTAGTTGGACTAAGTGCAGACGGGTGGTTAATTCAAGACATTCGTGGAACTTGGGTAGACGAAGCATAATAATTAGTTTTAGGACTAACTATTATAGAAATAAAAAGCCCCCACTTTTTGTGGGGGTTTTTTTATACACAAAAGTTTCATATTTGATATTTATTATTGTAATATTACATAGTTTTTAACACCTTATAAGGAGATTTTTTTATGGCTCAAGAAGCAATATGGCCAGGAAGTGGTTCAGCTATAACGACCGCTAGTAATTCAACACCATTTGCATTATACGATACGGATACAACATTTCAAACTGATGGTCCAAAGTTCGCAAAATGGTGTGCTCAAAGACTTGGTTATCCGATAACAGCAGTTGAACTTCAAGATTCTCAGTTCTATGCTTGTTTTGAGGAAAGTATAACTGAGTATAGTGCACAAGTCAATCAATTTAATATTCGTGATAATTTATTAAATCTAAAAGGACAAGAAACAAGTTCAAATTTCACACACAAAAGAGTAAAATCAACTCTATCAGAGGTGGTTTTTATTTCTGAGGAATATGGACAAGAAGCAGGTGTTGGTGGTACGGTAGATTTTAAGAGAACAGCAGTAACACTAAACTCTGGTAGTCAAGATTACGACCTAAATGCATTGATAGGAAATGTAAGTCATAGTGCAGCTATTGAGGTTAAAAGAGTTTACTATGAAGCTAATCCAGCCGTAACAAGATACTTTGACCCATACGCTTCAACAGGTCAAGGAACTTACAATATGTTGGACGGATTTGGTTTTGGTAATTTATCACCGGCAATCACTTTCGTATTACAACCAATCTACGCAGATTTGTTAAGAATACAAGCTATTGAGTTCAATGACCAGATTAGAAAATCCGCATACTCTTTTGAAATTCGTAATAATCAATTAAGAATATTCCCAATACCAAACGCATCAGGTTCATTATGGGTAGAGTATGTATTGACAGATGAAAGAGATAATCCACTAAGAACAAGATATAGTGGTTCGGCAGATGTGGTATCTGATTATTCAAATGTAAGATATGACAATATGACTTATCGTAAGATTAATGATGTTGGTAAACAATGGATTCGTAAGTATGGATTAGCATTAGCAAAAGAATTGTTAGGTATTGTTCGTTCAAAATATGGAACTATCCCTATTCCAAATTCAGAAGTTTCATTAGACGGAGACACATTAAGAGCTGAAGCCGCAGCAGAAAAAGAACAATTAATAGAACAATTGAGAGAAAATTTAGAACAAACAAGTCGTAAAGCGCTTATGGAAGCTAAAAGAGATGAGAGCGAATTTGAACAAGAAACTCTGAAAAAAGTTCCATACCCAGTTTACATAGGATAAATAAATGGCAAGTCGTTATTACCCACAAAAAGACTTGGACACCATAGATAAGTTTAATAGAGAACTATTAGGTGAACCAAACATAGACAAAGACGGAATTATAAATCAGACTGTAATCGTATATAAAGTTTCAGTTTATGATACTGAATCCAATATGTATGGTGAATCTGCTGGTGGTAAAGTTTACAAGCCAGGAGTTAAATTACCTTGTCTTGTAGACGCAGAGGATTTTGATTTCAATACAGATGATTTTGGACCAGACCAAAGACAAAATGTCGTGTTTGCATTTCAAAGAGATTATTTAGTTGAAGTTGATTTTAGACCTGAAATAGGCGATATAGTAAATTGGAACTTAGGATATTTTGAAATTAATGCATTTAATGAAAATCAATTAGTGGGTGGTGTTGTAGACAATAATCACTCTATTGTGGCTACCGCACACTTAACAAGACTATCAACAACAAACATTGAACAACATAGAGGTTTCTAATGGCGAGAAAAAAACCAATACCAAGAAGTCAACGAATTGAATTCAATCGTGGGACTAAAATCAGTCGTAATTCGCCTGGCGCAAAAGATGATGTAAAAAACATATCCGTAAGTTTAATGGATATGGATAGTTCTATTTTATTTTATTTTAACAATGTTATAAAACCAGAAGTAGAAGAAAACAAAGAAAAAGTAAAAGTTCCTTGTATTTACGCATCACCAGAAAGATGGGTATCTATTCAAAAGCAAGGATTTCTAAGAGACAAAAAAAATCAAATTATAGTTCCATTGATTGTTTTCAAACGAACAGCTATGGAAAAAAATCAAGATATTCCTATTGATAAAGTGGATGCTAATAAACCAAGAAACTTTTACGCATTCCAAAAGAAATATAGTAATTTTAATCGATATGATAAATTTAGTGTTCTACAAGAGTTATCACCGGGTAGAGAATATTACAATGTAGCAATGCCAGATTATGTAACTCTAACTTACGAGTTTACAATTTTTACATCTTACATTGAACAAATGAATAAAATCATTGAGAAAATAATGTATTCTGAAGGTTCGTATTGGGGTGAACCTGGTAAGATGAGATTTAGAACTCAAATAGAAAGTTATTCAGACGCTTCAGAAATGGACACGGAAAGACTTATAAAAACAACATTTACGGTAAACTTGTTTGGATATATTTTACCAGAAACCTACAACAATTACACAACAACACAAAAATATCTCACACCTAAAAAAATTATAATGAGAGAGGGAGCTGATACTAAGATTGTAGACGATACTGGTAAATCGGTATTGGCACCAAATGCAGCAGTCGAGGGTGGAGATTCTACTAAAGATTTATTTTCTATATCCGTAACAAGTGGATTGACTTTAACACAAGGAACAGGTGTAACTATTTCAAACACAGGAGTTTCTTTTGATGGTTCAAGTCCACTAACACAAGCAATATCCATTGGACAACCAGTAGGAACAACAGATAGTGTAAAGTTCAATCAGGTAACAGCAAGTAATGCAATACAAATTGGAGACTCATCAACAAAATATAGTTCAACAGGTATTAGTGGTAGTATCGATATAACGGGTTCATTGGTTACGACAGGTAATATGACCGTAGCAGGAAATACCACAATTACTGGAAGACTAACAGCTAATGAATTCCATACCGTAATGACTTCTGCTTCAATATTGTTTGAAAGTGGTTCAACAAAGTTTGGTAATTCAACAGATGATAAACACGAATTTACAGGAAGTGCACAAATTACTGGTTCATTTAAATTAAATGGGTATCAGATAACTGAAATATCCAACGATACAAGTCTAACAGACGGAAGTGCAACATCAGTTCCAACTGAAAATGCGGTTAAAAGTTATATAACTGGAACCGTAACAGACGCTCAAACATATTTAAGAAAGCAATTTGTAAAAATATCATCTGGCATTTCTAATGCTTCAACAGCCAGTTTTAGTAGTGTGGCAACGGCATCGGCACCAACAGGATATACAGCAACATCAGAAAACGATTTTATATTTTTTATTAATGGACAATATATGGAACACGATGCTTTAACAATACAACAAGCAGGTTCCAACTTTTTACTAATAGTCAACACGAGTGGTATAGGATATACATTAGAAAGTGATGATGAAATTTTAGCAATTGGTAAATTTAATTCATAGGATTAGAAATGGGTGTTCCTAAATTTATACTTAAAAACCCATTAACACTTGAAACACCAACAGGTGTTACAGGGAGCATTAGTGGTGATACTTTTGAATCACAAAGATTTTTTCTAAAAAGTGATAAAAATGTTGAATTGAAAATTGGACAAGCAGTAGCAACAAGTTCTAATGTTCAGTTTTCAAATGTAACGAGTTCAAAAGTAGTAAAAGCTGGTAATTTATTTTTAGGTGAAGGATTTATTAGTAGTTCAACAGGTTTAGTTTCACACACAGGTAGTATAGTTATCACACAAGAACTAACCGGTAGTGGAAATATGACACTAAATGGTAGGTTAACTGCTACAAAGATTGAAGCAAATGTTAGTGAATCTTTTACATTGTTTGAAAGTGGTTCAAGTATATTTGGAGATACCACAAACGACAAGCATATGTTGACTGGTAGTGTTGATGTAACGGGTTCTTACAAGTTAAACGGATATCAAATAAATGAGATATCAAATGACACAAGTTTAACGGACGGAAGTGCAACATCAGTTCCGACAGAAAACGCAGTAAAAGCATACTTGGTATCAACAGGTGTTGTAGATGAATTATCATATTTAAGAAAGTCATTTGCGCATACAGCTAGTATTTCCAATACAGCGACTGCAAGTTTCAATGCTATTACGGCATCGGCACCAAGTGGACTAACAACCACAAGTGAAGAAGATTTTATGTTTTTTGTAAATGGTATGTTGATTGAGGGAGACGCATTAACAATACAACAAAAAACATCAACCAATTTAGAGTTGAGATTGAACACATCAGGTTTAGGATACTCATTAGAAAGTGGAGATGAGGTCGTAGGATTTGGTAAATTTAATAGTTAGATATTTATAAGTAGGAAAAATACAAAAGAATTATGGCAAATATTAAGGGAAAACAATTAGCAAGTAATTTAGCAGTAACTAATGTTACGGCAAGTGGACACATCAGTTCAAGCGCAACAATAACTTCTCAAAATTCAATTGTTAAGAATGACTTAACGGTTGGTGGTAATTTAGATATTGCTGATACAATATTTCACACAGGAGATTCAAATACAAAGATAAGATTTCCTGCGGTTGATACAGTTGCTTTTCATACTTCTGGTCTTGAAAGACTCAGAATTACAAGTGATGGAAAAATAAGTGGTTCATCAGTATCAACAGGTTCATTTGGAAGAGTTGAAATTGGAGCAGGTGGTATTGATACAGCAGGAGACATTACACTTGACGGAGACGGTGGAGACATTATACTTAAAGATGGCGGAGTAGAATATGGTAGATTTACTCAACTTCTTGGTGGTCTTACTATAAAATCTGGTCCAGCTGGAATAGCTGCACTTGTTATCGCATCAGCTAGTGCAAATCCATCAGTAATTGTCGGTGGAGAAATAACAACTGCACATAATATAAGTGGTTCATCAACAACAACAGGTTCATTTGGTAATATAGAAGCCCATAGAAGTATAACGGCAGCAGATATTTCAGCGTCAGTTATTCAAGCTTCACAAGGAACAATCGATATTCACTCATTGAGTGGATATGTAGCAAACGAACACATTGACCATAGTGGAGTATCAATATCAGCAGGTGGAATTTTAAGTGGTGGTGGAGACATTACAACAAATAGAACAATAACATTAGCAAGTTCTGATGTTGTTCACGATTCAACATCTGGATTCGTAGCAAACGAACACATTGACCACTCATCAGTAACAATTACAGCAGGTAGTGGTTTAACTGGCGGTGGAACAATCGCATCTACAAGAACATTAGCAGTAGGTCAAGGGACAGGTGTTACAGTAAATGCAAATGATGTAGCAATTGGACAGGCGGTAGAAACAGATTCTAATGTTCAATTTGCAAACATCACAGCAACGGCGACAGCTTCATTAGCTAAAATTTCAGGTTCATTAATAGAATCAACTGGTGACTTTACACTTAATTCATCAGGAGATATTATTCTTGACGCAGACGGAACAGACGTTATATTAAAAGATGGTGGAACTTCATTTGGTAGTTTCAAAAGAGCATCTTCTGATTTTATTATCAAGGCAGAAACAGCAGATAAAGATATTTTATTCAAAGGAACTGACGATAGCACAACTATAACTGCATTACAATTAGATATGTCAGAGGGTGGAAATGCTCAATTCTTAGGAAATATATCTGGTTCTCAAATTGAAGCAAGTGGTGATATTATAGCATTTGGTTCATCAGATAGAAATCTAAAAGACAATATACAACCGATTGAAAACTCATTAGAAAAAATAGACAAAATTGGTGGTTACACATTTGTTTGGAATGATAATCAATCAACATACAAAGGAAAAGACATTGGTGTCGTAGCGCAAGAAATACAAGAAATCTTGCCAGAGATTGTAGCAACTCGTGTTAATGGATATTTAGGTGTTAAGTATGAAAAGATAGTTCCATTATTGATAGAATCAATCAAAGAATTAAAGAAAGAAGTAGAAGATATCAAACAAAAATGTGATTGTTTGAACAAATAGTTTTATATTTATATACAACAAGGAGTTATAATGGCAAAGAAAAAAGAAATTAAATTCACAAAAGAAGAATTAAGTTCATTACAAAGTTTAAAAGAATCTTATTCTAATATTGAACTATCTTTGGGTAGATTAGAGGTTACTCGTATGCAAACTGAACAAAGATTGGAACAAATTGAAGATGAAAGACTTCGTTTAGAAACTCAGTATAACCAAATACAAGTTCAAGAAAATGAATTAGTAAATGAATTAAATGAAAAGTATGGAGCAGGTAATCTTAATCCAGAAACTGGTGTCTTCACACCATCAAAATAATTAGTCTTGGTAGTGAATTTTGAGATTTGTATATGATATTTATATACAACGATTAACACATTTAGGAGAAATCTAATGGCAGAAAGAATAGTAAGTCCTGGTGTATTTACCAGAGAAAAAGATTTATCTTTCTTACCACAAGGAATTTCAGAAATTGGAGCAGCTTTAATCGGACGAACAGAAGAAGGTCCGGCATTTGTTCCAACACAAGTAAGAAATTTCCAAGAGTTTGAAGATATCTTTGGTAAAGAAAACCAGAATTTCTATGTTCCTTTTACGGCAAAGGAATATTTACGAAGTGCAGGAACGGTAACAATCGTTCGTGTATTAGGACTTGGCGGATATCAAAATGATTTTGTAGCATTAGGATTGTCAGGTTCACTTGGTGGAACAAATCAACACCAAATAGCAGCAATATTAAAGCCGTCAGCAGGCGGTTTAACATTTGATTTAAACGGACCAACAAGTGCTTCACTTGTTCATGCAGCTTCAAATTCAGGTAGTTGGAGTTCCGTTTCATTAAAATTAACAAATGGTTCAGGTGGATTCGATACCCACTCGTTCTCATTTAACACAGGTTCGGCAGAATACATTGATAAAGTATTTAGTTCAGACCCATTAACCACAGAAAAAGGAGTGTATTTATACAAAAACTATAAAGACCTTCACACAGTACCTTCTATGAGTGCAAATATGAGTGCAAGTATTTCAAGTGGTAGTGCAAATGATTTCAGATTTGACTATCAAGAAGCAACAACACCATTTATTACATCACAATTAGTTGGTGGTTCAAGAACAAATTTATTTAAAGTAAAAACTCGTTCTCACGGAACAAATGCAAACGCTAAATTTAAGTTAGCAGTTCGTGATATTAAAGAACCAGCAGATGTAGCAGGTAGTGATTTTGGTTCATTTGGTATTGAAGTTAGAAGAAATAATCCAGGTCAAACAAATGATAACGAAGTTTTAGAAAGCTTCCAAAATCTAACATTTGATGAAGATTCAGTAAACTACTTACCAAGAGCAATCGGTGATAGATATATTACTGTTGATTCAAATGGAAAATTAACAACAAATGGTGATTATCCAAATCAATCTAAATATATTTACATTAGTAATTATGATAATTTAGTAGGTATTTCAGAAGGATTAGTTCCTATGGGATTCGGAGCATTATCATCACCACACGCTTCAACATTAACAATGCACGAGAGCGCGAGAGGTGTGCTTTCAACAGCGACAATACCTTCCGCTTCATTTAAAGGAACATTTAAAAGTGGTCAGTTAAATTCAAGAGGAGCATTTGACGCAAATGTATTTTATGGTTTTGATTTCGATAGAGAAACTAATAAAGAATACTTGGCACCATTACCAAATACTATTAGTAATACAACAGGTAATGTTACTATGAGTTTAGAAAATCAATTAGGACACGCAGACGCTTCCACATTAGGAACAACATTTTCAAACGCAAGTCAGCTAATCACATTAGCACTTTCACACGTTGACCAAAGAAAATTTGTTGTACCGTTTCAGGGTGGATTTGACGGATTAAATCCAGCAGTGACTGCGTCAGTTGGTTCAGCAATAAATGCAGGTAATTCACAAGGGTTTAATTTTGACACACCTTCAGCAGCACTATCAAGTGGTTCAGTAGCATTTAAGAGAGCAATCAATACAGTATCTAATCCAGATGAATTTGATATTAACTTATTGGCAATTCCTGGTATTATACACGAGTATCACTCAACTGTAACAAATCACGCAATTGATAAAGTTGAAGATAGAGCAGATTGTTTCTTTATTATGGACGGCTCAAGATATAATCGTTCAATAGATAATGCAGTTAATGACATTAAAACATTGGATAGTAATTATGTAGCAACATATTATCCTTGGGTTAAAGTAATTGACGAAGTGAAAAACAAACCAACTTGGGTTCCACCTTCAGTAGTATTGCCAGGTGTTTATGCAAATACTGATAGAGTAGCTCACGAGTGGTTTGCACCAGCAGGTTTAAATCGTGGTGGTTTATCATCAGTTACGGAAGCAGCATCAAGATTGACACATAGTGAAAGAGATACATTATACGAAAATCGTATTAATCCTATCGCAACTTTCCCTGGTCAAGGTGTTGTCGTGTTTGGGCAGAAAACTCTACAAGGAAAACCAAGTGCATTAGATAGAATTAATGTAAGAAGATTGTTGATTAGACTTCGTAAGTTTATCGCATCTACTTCAAGATTCTTAGTATTTGAACAAAATACAAGTCAAACAAGAAGTCGTTTCTTGAATCTTGTAAATCCTTTCTTGGAATCAGTTCAAGCAAACTCAGGATTAACAGCGTTTAGGGTGGTTATGGACGAAAGTAATAATGGTCCAGATGTTGTGGATAGAAACCAATTAGTTGGTCAGATATTCATACAACCAACCAGAACAGCTGAATTCATAGTATTAGATTTCGTAGTTCAACCAACAGGAGCAGCATTCGCAGACTAAAAGTTGAAACTATAAATCAACAGAATACAAAAAAACCCCCGATACTCTCGGGGGTTTTTCTTTTGATAAGGAAATCAGTAGGTTCTTACGATTACGATATTAACACCTACTTTGGATAAATCGCAAAGGTATCAGCGTATTCGGCTAATGTATTGTATTGACTTCTAACATAGCCGTATTGTGGCTTACTACTACCACGATACCTAATTCTAAAATTACCAGTTTTCATCATATTTCTGATAGTTGGGTTAAACCTATACATCATAGGAATACCCTTGTATAAAGCTTGTTCAAAATAAGGAGCTTCATAATCTTCCAACCTAACAGCCGGTTGATTAGCATTTGCTTCATACAATTCCATAGGATTGTGAGCATATCTATAATGAGTAATAGTAAATGTTCCATTTTCTACATACTCACCAGCTTCATTATAATACCCATAATTATTTGGGATTTCTCTTGTTACCAAAGTATCTTGGTAATCTCTCATATAAATACCTTCGGTATCAGTCGTAATTATTTCATTATTTTCAATCATATTTTTTCCTTTATCAATTAACTTACACTATAATATACAAAAACTATTTGTAAAAGTCAAGCTTTTTTTTAAATTATTCTTCGTCTTCTTCGTGGTTATCTCTTTCGTAAACTTCTTCTTCACAATCATCACAAAGGAAAAAGCCGTCTATTTCAACACCACATTCTTCACATATTATCTCATCAATCATACTATAATATACGAATAAAAAATGACAATGTCAAGTAAAAACTTCAAAAAAACTTCTAAAAAGATATGTGTATAACCCAACACTTTTTTTGATTTTATTATATTTATTACTGAAGTAAAAAATTTATAGGAGAAATAAAGTGGCATTTTTAGACCCGAACGAAATATTCTTTACACCATTTGAACCTAAGATGAAAAATAGGTTTATTATGGAAATAGACGGAATACCAGCTTATCTAATTAAAACAATGGCAAGACCACAAGTGACATTTGAAGCAGTAACACTTGACCATATCAATGTAAAAAGATATGTAAAAGGAAAAGCAACTTGGGCAACATTAGAAATAACTCTATACGACCCAATCGTTCCAAGTGGAGCACAATCGGTTAATGAGTGGATTAGACTTCATCACGAGTCAGCAACAGGTGTTGACGGATACTCTTCTGAATACAAAAAAGATATTACTTTTAATGTATTGAGTCCTAACGGAGAAAGAGTTGAACAATGGGTTCTAAAAGGTGCATTTATTACAACAGCAAACTTTAATACATTAGATTACGCATCTAATGAAGTAGTTGATATTAATCTAACACTACAATACGACTACGCTATATTAGAGTTTTAGGAGAATAGTTATGTGGGCAATATTTAAAGATGATAACGATTACAATGAAAAATCAATAATTGGATTTGCAGCATTCGCAGTAATGACAATATTTGCAGTTGTTGATTTAGGAACAGGAATCGTTGGAAAAGATTTGGTCATTAATGATATGGTATACAACTCTTTTGTATTCATAACATTAGGTTCTTTCGGTATCGCAGGTGCTGAAAAGATAATGAGCAAAAAATAAGTTATTAATTCATTATTAATCAAGGAGTAAATAATGGCTGAAAATCAGTATGGTTTTCCTACTGAAGTTCTATCTTTACCGTCAAACGGGTTAATATACTCGGAAGATAGTCCTTTGCGTAGTGGAACAATTGATGTCAAATATATGACAGCAAAAGAAGAAGACATCTTAACATCTCAGAATTTAATTGAACAAGGTGTAGTGATTACAAGATTATTAGAAAGTGTAATTGCAGACTCAAAAGTTAAATTAGATGATATGTTAATCGGTGATAAAAATGCACTTATGATTGGAACAAGAATATTAGGGTATGGTGCAGAATATAAAATAATGCTTACCGACCCCGATACTCAAGAAAGAATAGAGTATAGTGTGGATTTATCTAAATTAAATAATAAACCAATAGATGAAAATTTATTAAACAAAGATAATCTTTTTTCATTTGAATTACCAAATTCTAAACGAGTTGTAGAATTTAAATTACTGACTCACGGAGATGAGAATAAAATAACTGAAATATTAAAAGATTACAAAAAGGTCGAAGAACTCACAGGGGTATCACAAGAAATTACTACAAGACTAAAATATCAAATACAATCAGTAGACGGAAACAAAGAGCAAAAAGACATTGACAACTTTGTCGATAATGAATTTTTAGCACTTGACGCTAGAGCATATAGAAAGTATGTTGGTGAAATCACACCTGATGTTGATTTAACATTTGAATACACAAGTCAAAAAGGTAATAAACATAAACTTGATATTCCTTTAGGGATAGAATTTTTTTGGCCAGCCGCCGACAAATAGGGCGGCTATTCACGAAGAACTCTTCAACATCGCCTATTATGGAAATGGGTTCAATCACAACGAACTCTACAATATGCCAGTTCCTTTGAGAAGATTTTATGCTAAAACAAAAGAAGCAGAGGACATTAAAAAATCATCACAACAAAATGATACACAAATTCAAAGACCAACCTTCCAAAAATCTTAAAACTTGATATTTATTGATAGGAAAAAACTATGAACAGAAAATTTGTAAAAGAAAACAAACAAGTCTTACGAGAGTTTATTGGTAAACTATTGGTTAATTTAATAACCAAGAAAAACAAAAAAGCTCTTGATAAACATATAGCATCAGACCCAGACTTAAAGCAACACTCAGACAAAATAGAAAAGTTGCAAAAAGATATGACTGATAGATTAAAAAAAATAGAAAAAACTAATCCTAAATTAGCTGATTTATTAAGACAAACTGTTAGATAGTTTTTATTCATTTAATTAAAACTAATCATATATGGCAAAAAAAGCAAAAGAAAATCAAAAAATCCAAGAAACTATTTTAGAATTATTGAATAAGCAAGGTGAAGCCGTAGCGAAAGTCACAAAAGAATTTCAAAAGCAAACTGATGCCGCTTCCACAGTTGAAACCATAGTTAAAGCTACAAAAGACGAATATGAAGGACAACAAAAAGACCTTAAAGAATTAAGAAATATTGAAAAAGATATAGCTGATGGTAAAAAGAAAGCTACTGATGAAGAAAAGAAAATACTTCAAGACAATATTAAATTTAGAGAAAAGGCCGTTAAAGCATCAAAGGAAGCTTTTGAATTACAAAAAAAATTATCACCAACAATCAAAACTCAGGCAGACCAATCAAAAAAACTTGGTGACAATATTAAAGGATTCGTTGAGGCATTTCCAGGTGGAGGTCAAATTTCATCAGTTTTAGGTTTAGATAAATTAGGTGATGATATGGAAAAGGGAGTTCTTGGTAATTTAAAAAAAGTTGGAACAACGGGTAAAAAATCAGGAACTATGGCAGGTGGTGCATTTGCAGGACTTACCGCAAGAGTAAAAGCACTCGGAGCAGCTTTAGCAGCAAACCCAATATTAGCATTAGGAGCGGTTGTTCTCGCCATCACGATGGCAGTATTTAATTTCAGAAAATCTATAAGAGATTTAGCAGGTGATTTAGAAGTTGGTGCGAAACAAGCGAAATCTATGAAGTTAGAACTAATGGCAGCAGAATTTGAATTAAAAACAATGGGTTTTGATTCCGAAAAACTAAAAACCACATTAACACAATTATCCGAAGAGTTCGGAACAATGGAAATGATTACCGTTGAAAATGCTAAGAACATTACAAAGATGGCTCAAGAAATGGGTGTGGCCGAAACCGAGCTCGTTAAGTTCAACAAAACAATGATGGACTTAACAGGAGCTTCTTTTGATGTAGCTAACAATATAGCACAATCAGTAGCAGACTTAGCAGAATCTGAAGGTGTGGCTATTGGTAGAGTAATGAAAGATGTTGCTACTAACGCTGAAACATTTGCTAAATTCTCAATGGACGGAGC